CCTTTAGGAACTCGGGCCGCGCAATGGGCTCCATGTTCTCGTACTGCAGCTGCGCGTCCGGCACGGTGAACACGCGCCATCCCTGGCTCTGCATGTAGCTCAGCTCCCGCTCGGTAACGCGCGCCAACGGCTGCACCGGGTCCTCGGGGCTGGGCTTTTGTATTCCCGTCTTGTACGCCTTTACCCCGTTGGCCTTCAGCCACCAGTGGTTGGCCAGGTGGCGCGGCACCTCCTGCGTGCCGGGGTAGAACTGCACCGTTCCCGCGCCCTCGTCCAGCTGTAGCTTGACGGTGGTGGGGAAGTGCATGGTGACGGTTTCGCCGTCGAGGAAGTTGCTGGACTTCAGCTTCTCGTTCCTCGGGCTGGGGTGAACAATGGGTGGCGGGGCCTGCGTTGACGTGGCGGTCATTGTGGCGCTCCTTTTGAGTATTGGAATCCAGTGGGCATTACAGCGCCCGGCTTGAGCATGATAGCGATTTTGCCGTCAGTGATTTTGCGTTAATCCATCCTAGCTGAGGCCGTCCATGTAGCCGCATGTTTCCGGATAGACCAACTCCACCACGCCCAAACGGCAGAAATACGAAGTTTTGTGCCAGATCGAGTCGAACTGCAACGGCGTTTTCTGCAGTACGGTCATGGGGTAGCGCACGCGCTCGTACGCCTTGGTGTATGCCACCATGCGGTCGTGCCCTGCGCCGCCGGTGCCGATGGTGCCGCTGGCGCCCGCGCCGTTAAGCCACTTCAGCGGGTACACTTCCAGGATGCGCCCGGTGCTGCGCGTGTAGACGTTGTTCTCCTGGATGTACTTCATGATGCTGACGTTGCCCGCGGTGCTCACCTTGTTCTCGGTGATCAGGGCGTAGTCCGCCGGGGGCAGCAGCAGCCGGTTAGGAATGAGCGCGAAGGCTGAGGCCGTCCACACGTTGACGATCAGCGTATTGATGTCCCCGGTCACGGCGTCGTACAGACCGGCGTTGACCTTGCTGGCCCAGGTGGTGTTGCCGCTTACCGTAGCGACGTTGGTTGGCGTCACCAGCGGGCTGTTAACCAGGCCCGTTGCAACCTGCCCGGAGCTGACCTGCACCGTGCTGTCGCCGTAGTACACCATTTCGTCAATGGCCAGCTGGTGGTCCAGCTGCAGGGCCTCCAGCTTCTGCGCGTCGATCGGCCTGCCCAGCTTCGCGGCAGACTCCAACTCAGGGATGGTGAACGCGATCTCGCGGCCCCAGAGGTTCAGGGGCTGCGCGATCTTGGCAATGTCCACGCTCACGCCCGGGATCTGCGTGGTGTTCTTGCCGATCCAGCCCTTCTTGTTGCCGATGCCAGCACCCGCGCCCAACCCGCTCGGCGCCCCGAAGATGCTCTTGGTGAAGCTGCTGTACTCGTCGGCGATCGTTACGTCGCCTCGGAGGTCGATGTCGCGCTGCCACGATACAGCGGCCAGCGGCTTGTGAAGCATCTGGTCCAGCCGCTCCAGCTCGCCCACGAGAAACGCTCCCGTGGAGTCTACCGTGCGCCCGTCGTGGGTGCTGTAGGCCACGCCCCGGTTGTGGGCGTCGCTAAAGCGTATGCCCGGATGGTCGTAACCGGCGAGGCTGATGCCTTGCTGCCGCAGCAGGTCCAGCGTCCTCGCGTCGAATGTGCTTGTCATGTCCTCTTCTCCCTCGTTGAACCTAGATTTTTAACGCCGGACCTGCCCTACTGCCGGTTAGTCGTGGAAGATCAGCTCGCCCACGTTGTTCGCGTCCCACCCGCCCTGGTACACGGTGCGTGGGGCGGCGCCAATGGCGATGGTGCTGCCGCTGCTCGCCGTCTCCCACAACCCTTGCGTGTGCGCGCCGGACGTTGCCGCAATCCAGGCGTAGACCGTACCGCCCTTCACCGGCGCGCTGCCGCTGGCGTTGAACTGGATCGTGATGTACCCGAACTTGAGCACGTCGATGATCCCGAACGCCGGAGGCGTCGCACTATTGTTGCTGGCGCTCATGCCGCCGCTGGTCTGCTGCAGCGGGAACGGGCGCACCGTGATGCCGTACACGTCCGTCAGCGCCGTGTCCCCGGCGGCCAGCGGCCTCACGCCCTGGGTGGTGGCGTCCACGACCACGCCCTCGCCGTAATACAGCGGCGGGCTGCTGCCGTCGATCAGGCAGGGCTCCACGCTGTCCGGGTGCATGCGCGTGATGGTCCCCGGCGCGCCCACGGGCAGCACGAACGGGATGGCCGTGCTGGTGTTGTCGCGGGTGCGACCCACGCCCAGCGTCTTCTGGTTCCTCATTCGGTAGTCGCGGGCGATGGGCGCGTACTTGCGCAGCTCGCCGCCCAGGGCGCGCTCCAGCACCTCCGGGGAGTAGAAGTGCCGCCCCGAAGCCAACAGATCCTTAAATTCTTTCCAGTTCATCTTTGCTTCTCCTTTGTTTCTAGTTTTGTTTGGTTCGGGAAAGCCTACTGCTTGCTGGCGCTGCCAGCGTACATCTCCTCGTTCATCTTCTGGATGTCCGCAATGGTCATCTTCTTCGGCCTGGCCGGACCGTCGTTGGTGCGCGCGGCAGTGGCAGCTGCCGAGCTACGATTGTTCGCGTCCTTGGCGAACTCGCCCAGCGCGCGGAACGCCACGCGGGTGGCACCACAGGAGAGCGCGTCCACGGTCCGGCCCTTCAGCACGCCGTCCACGAACACGCGGTACTCTGGCTTGGCCTGCGCCAGGCTCATCACCGTGCGCCGGAACTTGCACACCGCATCCAGCGTCTTGGCGGGCGCGGCCTTGGCGTCGAACGTCGGGAACTGCACGCCCGGCGCGATCACCTCGGCCAGCGCGACCGTCTCCTGGAAGCTATCCTCCAGGCGCGCGCTATCCTTGGTCGCGGCCCACGCGGCGTCGTTGGTTCCCGGGGGCGCCTCCTCCTCCAGCTCGCCGAGAATCTTGGTGTTGTCCCGCGTTTCCTCTTCCTCTTCCTCTTCCTTCTTTTTCTTCTCCTCGGCCTCGTCCTTCATCGCCTTTACGTCCTTGGCGATGGTGTCCACGGCGTCCTCCACGCGCTTCATGCGGGAGTCCATGGTGCTGTCTTTACTGCTGCCCTTGCACATCTTGCAGTCGCAGTCGTCACCGTGCTTCTCGTCCCGCACCATTGTCGCGATGGTCTTCAGTTGGTCCTTCGTGAGGCTGATAGGCCCCTCTTTGGGCGCCTCGGCCAGAGCGGCATTGAAGGCCGCCTCGTCCTTGCCTGCCCAAGCAGCTTTCAAACGCTCCATCCAGTTCATTGCACAGTCCTCCGTTAGTTTTGGCTTGCTGTCGCCTATGCTGCACCTGCTGCCGCACCGCCCGGCGTGCACGAGCGCGATGTGGTTCCCTATAATGTTTGTCTGCTTGGCGCGACCCGGTATGGCGTGGCCCAAGTACGCGGTGGAGTCCACGTACCGCGCTTGATAGCCGCAGCTGACCTCGCGCTTACCGGACTGTATGGCGTCGATCGCGCTTGGGTCCTTAATCAGTAAGTCGGCCAGTAAAACATCGTCGTTCGCGCCCTCGCCGCGGCGCACGTTCAGCGCCACCCCTACGGTCAGGTCCCGCCAGTTGTGCGTGGCCACATCCCGGTCCGGGTGCTCGTCTACCACGTCCTTACCCTGGAAGCTGGCGATGGTGTCCGGGTGGAACACGTCCTCCGGGAAGCGGTCCACGATAATCGTGCCGTCCGGTCCCGGGTCCACGGGCACCTCGCCCGGACCGTACAGCATTTGACCCGTACGCGCCACCGGCACGTCCTCACATAGCAGGAATTTCTCCGGCGTCAGGCGCCGCTTGGGGCCGATGACCTCTAGGGCGTAGTAGCTCACTTCTTTTGCCCCACGACCACGTCCTTGAACTCGCCGCACAATTTACGCAGGCCGCATTTACGCCACAGCTCCATGCTGATCAGCAGTCCGTCCTGCGGGCGCCAGAACAAGATCGTGCCTGCGTGGCCTACGGTTAATTCCTTCACGCGGCCTTCCCCTACGGCTTGGGCTTAGCGGCTGGCTCTTCCAGCTCCTTCTCGCCCTGCGCCAGGGCCAGCTCGTGCTGCTCGCCGCCCTGCTCGATCATCTGCTCGGTCTGCACTTGCTGCATCTGCGCGCCCGTGTCCACCGGAGCGCTGTCTATCTCGGCATCGCTGATGTTGGTAAAGCGCCCGCTCACGCGGCTCAGTTGCCGCAGCTCGCGCAGCGCCGTCTGCGGGCTGATCACGCCCGCGTTGTACGCACCCACCACCGTCGCGGAGTCAGTGGATGCTATGCCCGCCTTGTCCTGGTCGCTCAGCACCCACAGGCTGCGGAAGTTAATCCCGAAGCTTTCATCTAGCCGGACGCCCTCGCTCTGCGCCGCGGCGCGGTACATGAGCGTCAGCGGCACCTTCAGCTGCTGGTCCTGCTTCTGCCTTATGCCGTCATAGTAGGTACGCAAGTCACTCTCGCCCGTAGCGTTCAACCCCGCCGGAGCCTGACCGAACATGCGCGTCAGCGGAATTTGCAGCGCGCCGCTCAGCTGCTCTCCCAGCACCATCACCGCCTCGCGCAGGCCGCTGAAGCTGGGCGGCGTCATGGCCACGGCATCGTCCTCGGCGTCCAGCATGGTAATGCCTTCCAGGCTCTGGTAGCGCCGCATGAAGTCCACGTAGGCAATAAGGTTGGCCTCCATGGTGCCGCCCGCGGCGATGATCTCGCGCTGCCCCTTGATCTTCACCACCCGCAGGTACGCCCGGAATATCAACTGCGCCACCGCGGTGGTGGCCGTGTCAAAGCCCAAAAAGCGGTCGTACAGCGGCTCGAACACGCTCACGCCCCACAAGTTCTCCATCAGCTTCTGCTGGTACGGCAGCTCGTAGCCCTCCAGGCGCAGTACGCGGCTGTAGTGCACGCGCTTACCGCGCAGCGCCGGGGCATTGACCAAGATCGAGTAGTACTTGGGCTGCCCCAGCTGGGGGCCGAACTCAGTGACCAGGTCGCTCAGGCTCGGGTCCACCTGCCAGCGGTCCAGCACCAATAGCCCTTTGAACTGGCCCTTACCCACGGCCTCCAGGCGCAGGGGTGAGCTGATGTCCTGACCGTCGATCAGCATCACGGCAATGCAGCCGCCGTACAGCCGGGACCACTTAATAGTGTTGCAGATGTTTTGCCACAGGCCGAGGGATACGGCAGCGCGCTCCAGCTTCTCAGTGTCCTCGGGCGTGATCTTGCCCAAGAAGTCCACGCCCGCGCGGGTCATGTCCTCGGCGACAATATTGACCGCGACGCCGCCAAGCCAGGTTCCGCGGTGTATCCACTCAAGTAAGATTCGAATACGGGTAATCGGGTTGAACCCGTACCCGGTAGCGGAGGAAAGATTGTTAGTGCCAACGCCAAGGTTTGCTGCAAAGTTCTGCAAGCTATCCGCCGTGCGCGCCCAGCGCGTGGCCTGCTGTTTGGCCGTGTCCGAGCCAGCGAACTCTCGGCCCTCCTTGAGGGCGGCGCGCGCGGCGGGCTTGACTGATACTTTCGGCATTACGGCTTCTTCGCCTCCGCCTTCTCGTCCTTCTTGACCAACTTCCGCACCGCCAGCTCCTGCGGCTTTAGCCCCTTGCACGCCTCCACGGGCGCGCCCTCCGGGCCGGGCCCGTCGCACACCTGGCACTCCTCGGGCTTCAGCCCCGCGTCCGCACACACGTCGCCCACCAGCTTCCGCATCCTGCCCTCGGCGGCCTGGTCTTTGGCCACGGCGTCATCGTAGGCGGCCTTGGCCTGGTCGATGGCAATGCGCGCCTGCAAGCGCTCCACCTGCAGGTCCCGCATTTCCAGCTGCTTGTCCTTGCTTAGCTCCTTCGGTTTGTCCTGCGCGTACGCCCCTGCGGTAAGCAAGAGCGCAATGATAAACGTGGCGGTCTTCATTGTCGTCCTCCTAGAGTTAAAAGCCCCTCGACGCAAAACTCCCCGGCCAGCTGGCCGTCCTGGATCAGCAGCACGCGGTTGCCCAGTATGAAAAGATCGTCCGTCTTGGCGACCTCCACGCGCGCCAGCTCCACGGCCAGCGCGTCCCGCCCGGCGCGGCTGCGCCCGTCCTCGGGCATGAGCCGCTCGTCGTACGCGGGCTGGGCGCTCGCTTCCATTAGTTCGGGTAGTTCCCCACGAACGCGAACGTGCCATCGCTGCACTTCGCGGCCAGCGCGCCCGGCACCGGGTAAAGGTTAAGCCACGCCAGCAGCGCGGCGCTGGTAATGGCGCCGGGGTCGCTCGCGGGCGAAACCAGCAGCTTGTACCACGCCGGGTGGTCGTGCCCGCCGCTCACCGTGCGGCCCTCGCGCATGTATTGGTCAATCAGCGCCTGCTGGTCCATTTATCGGCCTCCGTTCTTCATGCACGCGGGCCACGGCTCGAACGTGTCGTCGTCGGCCAACGGCACCGTCCAGCCCGCCTTGTTCTTTACCCAGATGACCTGGTCGCGCGCGCCCACCGCCATGCAACCGCGGTCCGTGAATTGCAGCTTGCATACCACGTAGCCAGGCCTAGGCTCCAGCTTGCCAGCGTCGAACTCCGGGCAAAAGTCCGCGCGGAAGGGGCCGGTGGCCGGGCTGATTAGCTGCCACGAGTCGCGGCTCAGCACGTTCCGCACGCGCAGCCCGTAGAGCGTTTGCTGCGGCGCGCGCGGCAGGTAAGTGGCCGCCACCACCCCGGCGCCAAAGAACGCGACAAACAAGACGGTCGCGTAGCGCGCCCAGCCCTTAGTCCTTGAAATCATAGTGCTCGATTTTAAGCGCCGTCTCGCAGCAGCTAACCGCGCCGCGAGCGTCGCGTAGCTGCCGCGCGTGGCTGGCCAGCTCCTTCGTGTGCTCGATGAGAATAGCCGCCACCTCCGCCATGCGCTGGTCGCTAGCGTTAATGCTACGCTTAAGCATATAAGCCACTGCGCTAAAGATAGCAAGCGATGCAAGGTGAATCCACTCGCCGCGAAGCTGCGTAGCCACGTCATTCACAAGCTCCTCGCACTGCCGTGAGCTCCCGTACGCCGACGCGGAACAGCTCGCAGGCCCACAGGGCAATCAGTTGCTCGCGCCCCCGCACATCCAGCGCTTTGTAAACCTGGCACGTTACGAACTTGACATAGCTGCGGCTCATGCCCAGCTCGGCAGCAAGCGCCGCTAGCGGCGTCTTCGTCGTGGCCAGCCGCTCCGCCACTCTTAACTCCGTGGCGCTTAGCAGGGGCCGCGGCTTGTGGAACTGCGGCCCGTGCTGCCGCAGCCGCGCTACTTTTCGGGGGCTAGGGTCCAGCAGCGTCTCGTCGTACTTCGGCAGGCGCGTGGCGTGCTGCATTTGCCGGTCAGTGCCGGGCATCTGCTCCAAGTACGCGATCTGGGCCGCGATGTCGGGGAGCAGCCGGCGGCCCTTGCAGCCACGGCAAAACCGCTCGCCGTGGTCCTTACGCAACGTGGCGCGGAACTCTAACGGGGCGCGCCCGGCCAGCACCGTAAAGCTGACCACGTGCTCCTCGTAAATCTCCGTCGCGGCAAACTGCCGGAAGAACGGGCGCCCGCACGTTTGGCAGTAGCGCAGCTCCATCATCAGCGCGCCGGGCGGCGGAACCACCACGGGGTAAAGGTAGGTCATGCCGCCGCCTTCAACGCGTACTCCGCGCGCCTCACCTGGGCGCCCTCCACGTCCACTGTCACGTTCAGTTTGCCGTCCCCGCGCTCTATCTTCAGCACGTTAAACCTAATGCGCCTGCCCTTGCCGAAGGTAGCGTCCACCTGCTCGCCCAGACATAGCCACTCCCTCAGGGTCAGCAGCCGGGCGACGTCGCGCGGGTGGATCACGCCTGCAGCCTTCCCCAGGCACCCGTACTGCGGCTGGCCATGATCAGTGGCTCCAGCGCGTAGCGCAGGGCGTCGATGCGGTGGTTATGCTTGTCCACGATGTCCGCTGTCACGTCGCCGGTCAGCCGGTCCACCTTGTAGCTGTAAAGCCGCATCTCCTGCTGCGTGGCCTCGCACCGCG